AACGGCACCAGGGCGAGAAAATCGGCTGAGCGCGTGATCAGTCCCGGGGCACTGAGCGAAGAGACCCGCACGGTGAGTGAACAGGGTTCATGCTGGGCGCGCAGGGCTTGCAGGGCAGTCAGGACCCAATCAATATCGCCGGTGCCGGGCGGGACATAGATGATGACTTCCTGCTCTGGGGGCGTCGGCCGGGCATAGAGCGTGAGTTTCCCCGGCAGCGGCCGGTCAGCATAACAGGGGGAAAAGCCGGCTTGCTGCAGCAGGCCGGAGAGCGCCCGCAGGCTGAAGTACCACACGTGTTCATCCGGCTTCACATGGGGATTGTCTACCCCTTGGGCTTCCAGGTCCGGGGTATCAATCACCAGCAGGCCGTTCGGCTTGAGCAGCGCACGGGCAAACAGCAGTTCGCGGTTCGGGTCCACACAGTGTTCCAGCACGTCATAGAAGGTCAGCACATCCCATTGCTGCCGGTCACTCGGCTCAAGGTTTTCGAGCCGGGACACACGCACGGCTGACCGCACGGAGGGGAGTAAGCCTGCACGCGGCAGGCCCGCCGCACTGACATCGAGCCCGTGCGCGTCCCAGCCGGCAGCGCGGGCTTCGGTGACAAGCGCCCCGTTCCCGCAGCCGACGTCTAACAGCCGCCCAGCAGTATGGAAGTGCTGCAGGGCCTGCAGGCGGAGCTGGGCGACCTGGCAATCATGGTCATAGCGGTCGGCATAAGGGGCAGCATGGCGCCGGCGGCGGCCCGGGGTCTCACTGCGATGGTAGGCCCCAGAGGTATACTGCTGAACATACCTGCCCTGATCATAGTAGGCCGGCCGGCCGCTGTCACAGGTACGGCAGCGCACCAATGAGATTCCGTCACGGGTGCCCCAATAGTCGGCGTGGCTCTGGCCACAGACACAGGTAGTACGCATCAGCGCCCTATACTCGGGTTGCCCTCGTCATGGCGGAAATAGATGGCACTGTAGACCGTACCGGCGACTAGGGGATCTTCGACACTCGTCAACGGCAAGGAATCACCAGTAAGCCGGATTTCTACAGTCGTGCCGGCAATGGTCTGCCGATCGAGCGTCATCAGGGCTTTTTTCAGGTCAGCAATCATGCGATTCCCAGCCGTGGCCCGATTGCTCAGTTGCCGGTCAGCGAACCAGAATTCGACCGGGAGCCGCACGCCAGTCACCGTGCCTAAGGGGGTCAGGAGGCCGACGCCCTGGAGGCCGGCAATATCATCCTCAGCATCCCCCTCGACGATGCTGCACTGCGGATAGACTTGAATATCGAGGGGGTTCACGTGCGCGCGTTCGACCAGGGCAAAGGTGGTCCAGTAATTGGCCCCAGCCGTGATATTGCGGATCGTGGTCTCGACCTGCTGCATGATCAGTTCCCGCACGCTCTCCGTCGCCATACTCAGCCTTTGGCGGTAATCGCGGCTGCCGCCTGGTCAGCGATGAGCTTCTGCGCATCAGCCAGTAATTTCTGCCGCGGCCCGCTGACATAGTCATGGGGCCCGATGAACACGGAGCGCTTGAGCACGAAATAGGGGACGAGCCCCCGGGTCTTCTTCTTGCCGCGGCCGCGGGTGACGTTGCGCACGAGGAGGAGATTGCCTTTCTTGCTACGGATGAAAAACAGATCAGAGATCTGCCGCGGCGAGCGGTAGCGCGGCACGCCGGCAGCCGTGCGGGCCGGACCGACCGGGATCGCCAGATATTTTCCGCTGGCTTTAATGCGGCCGCCCTTCACCAGGAAATGCCCGTACTTTTGCGCCGGCCCTTTTTTCAGGAGGCCAACCCGCCCGACTAGAGTCTGGTTATTCAGCACTTTTGGTTGCTCGGCCTGCAGTGAGGCCCGCAAGGCACCGGTGCGGACCTGCAAGACCGGCCCAGACACCAGTTGTTGCATGTCATTGCGGGTGCGGATCAAGAGTTGATAGAGCGGGCCGCGCAGGGCGAGCTGGCGCACGAGTCCGCCTTGGGCATTGCGGCGCAGGCCGGCAGCGACCTTGAGCACCTCGTTCAGGTCGATTTTTACGGTTTCCACGGCGGGGCCTCCGACGGCGGAATGTCTTGCGTCGAGGTAAATTGCCGGCGAAAGAACACCGCTTGCACGTGGTCACTGTTCTCGACCCGTGCTAGTTTATCACTCACAGAGATGCCACCGGCATAAACGCCGACCGTAGCGAGCACCGCAGCCCCACTGCCTGACCCCGCTCCCCCTTGCTGACTGAGTTGATCCCCGAGATCCATGTAGGCGCGGTAAATCTCATCTGCGCCAATGCTCGAGGCTGCCACACTTTGTGAGACTCGGTGTGCATACTTGGCGGCAATGGCATAGGCACACTGGGCCGCGACCAGAAACAGATTGGTGCTCTGGGCCTGATAGCCCTGGATCTCCTCATTTTGCAACATCGCTACCGTCTGGTCGGTATCGCCGATCAGGGAGCGGATGCGGTCAGTATCTGAGGCCCAGGGAATAGTATAGGTCCAGGTCATTTGTCCCCCGGCTTCCCCCGCACTTTGGGGGTGAGGTCATCAAGGTCAATGACCTCTTTGAGATAGCGGCGGCGGATGAGGCTCTCGACGTTCTGCGGCCGCCAGTGGGTGACATCAGTCACCTGGCCGGTTTCAAGCGGGCGGCCGTGCTCACCGGCAAACGGCCGTAGGACCCGTGCTTTCATAGATATCTCACTGTTTGTCATGTCACTGCATTCGGCATAAAATAGCCGAGCGGGCGGCTGACGACTTTGTTATCCCAGGCGGCTTCAATTTCCACGCGATCGACTCTGAGGTGATCGAGGCGAAAGCTTGACACGCCAACATCAGCACCGAGACCGCCACTAATGCCGGTCCACATAAAGGTGTACCCAGCGGACGGCATCTCCAGGGCAGGAGCTGGCGCGGCATAACACAGCAGGGCATGCTTGCCCATGATAAAGTCATAGGCTGGAGTTGCGGCCCCCTCACGCGTCGTCGACTTGATCCCCTGACAGATATAGACATTGTCAATGTTGAGGATGCGAGCGAGCAGGGCCGGGGTGGTGATCTTATCGTCGGTGATCTTCATACGATCAGTGATATCTGGGTGATCCTGGAGTTTGTTCCACACGTCGAAGCCCAGCACTAAGGAGTTAGCCATAAAGCCGGTGTTCGCGAGTATCGTGCGGATGCCGGTGCGGATATCAAGGATCGGGTCACTGCTGGCAAAGGTATCCCACTTGTTACTGATCGTGGCATCTGTGGCCCAGACGCCGGTGGCAAAATAGTCGGTCTGCCACTGAATCTCTAGTTTCATCAGGGCCATTTGCGTGAGCCACTGCGTGGCATTGCGGTCGGGATTCAGCGGCAGGTCGGCCGATTCCCGGATCTGGTCCGGGATGTCTTTGTGCAAGGCATAGACATCGCAGGAATAGTTATCAGTTGAGAGCGTATAGCCGGAGCCCGCGGATTCAGTTGCCGGCGGCCGCCGCTCCATAGCATCCAGGAACCAGTTGTTCTGGTCAAAGACGAAGTAGCGGTTGCTCGGCTTGTCGACCGGGATCACGGGAAAGACGCGTGACGCCACGAAGGCGGTCTGGGCTTGGCGGTACGCAATCGAGATATTGGTGAGAATCGCATCAATATGGACCTGGGCGCGGGTTGGCTGTGGCATCAGGCTCTCCCACGACAGCCTGCTCTCGGGCGGTTAGCTCTGTGACAAAAACTCGCAGGGGGGGTAGAGCAACCCCCCGATTTGGGCGCGACCCTAGCGAGTATCCGCACATGCGGACAGCCTTAGACGCCGCGGCCAGCGCCGGGGCAATCAATAATCACGGTCGCCAGCTCGCCAGCAGCCCCAGCTCCGGAGATGACATCGCCGACGATATATTTGGTGGTATCGGTACCGGGCACGTACACGGCGGCTTGGCCATCGACCGAGGTGCCGATCTGGTTGCCGGCGACGAGGGCGGCATCGGCCGAGATTTTCGTTTGCCCAAACGAGCAGACTTCCGCCTCTTGTCCGAGCGGCGGGGCATTTTGCAAGACGCCACAGGGTTTATCGGTGACAGCGGCACAGACAGTCACAGTCTTGTCCCCAGAGATCTTGACGAGATAAAATTGTTTGGTGCTCAGGTCGGCGGAGGCCGTGAGCCCGGTCAGTCGCAGTTGTGCTCCTTCAAAAGCCATAGTATCACCTCACTCTTAGTGCGCTTGCCGGCGTTGTTCCTGGCGGTGTTCCTGCACGAGCTCTGGATAGCGGTCGGCGACCGTGCTCATCGCCTGCTGGAACGTCGGGGATTCGCCTTTCACCACCATGTCCTGAGCCAGCGCAGAGAGCCTGCCATAGGCGCTGCCCGGTTCCGGGGTCGGGGTGGTGCGGCCGAACTCGCTAAACAATTTGCCTTGCCGCGCCATTTCTTCTGCCGCCTTCAAGAGATGCACGAGTTTCTCCACCTGCTCAGGCACCAGCGGCTGCCCGCTATAGAGGGCCTTGAGCACGGTCCCTTTGTCCTGGGCTGTGCCAGGGAGAGAAGCCAGCTCACGCTCTGCACGCTTAGTGAATTCCTGCAGCTCACGGGCGTCTTTCTCAATCCGGGCTTGCTCCTTTGCTTCGGCGGCTTCGCGTTTGGCCACTTCCGTCTCGCTCAGGGTTTTTTGCAGCAGCTCACGCAACGGCTCCGGGAGCGATTTCATCAGGTCATCAGGGGTCGGCGCGGGCGGTTGCCCGGGTGTCTGCGGGGGTGTCGCGTCAGCCATAGGTTCTCCTTTGTCAGCATCCGGCGGTTCCGGGGGTTCTTGCTCGTGAATAATGGTGGCAATGAGGGCTTGCACAGCTTTGAGATTAGCCAGCCGGGTCGCGGAAATTTTCGCCCCGGACTTTTGCATCGTCGTAGAAAAACACTCTTTGACAGCCGCGCTAAATTCTTCGAGCGACTGCTGCACGAGGGCAGCCTTGTCTGCCTGCGGGTCCGCGAGAATCGACTGCAAGGAATGTTGCAAGGTAGCGTAGTAGGAGAGAAACTCTTGCAGGGTCTCTTGCACATCACGCTCACGTTGCAGTGCATCAAAGGTCTCAGCCGTCACCGGCTCCTCGCTGTCGGCCTCCATCTGTTTGCGCACCTCATGCACTTCTTGTGAGGTCCAGCCGAGTTTTTTCCCCAGGGCTGAGAGCAGGGCAGACCAGGCCGATTTCCCATAGTCCCCGACTCCGGCACTGCGGGCAGCAGCTTCTAACTTGCGCTGCGCTTTGGCTTTGGCCTCAGCCGAGAGAGAAGACTGGGGGAGTCTGGCTAAGGCATTCCGTAAATGGGGGAGATCGACCTTCCCACTGGCATCTTTGTAGGGCAGATGCCGCAGACTGCGAGGTGTGGTCTTATTTTCTGCATCCTTTGATCCGCCGTCCTCTATAAATGCAAAGCTCCCGTCTGGAAGTGAGTTGATATACGCCGCAGTCCATTGGGCAAGTTGTATCACTTCTTGTGTCATACTACTTGACTTACCTTTCCCTTCATTTGCTCTTGTGCTAGGATAAGGCAGTAAAAAGGATACACAAAAAGATGAAGGTTCAATGTGAGCAGTGTCACAAGAAGCTGTCGTTGCCGCCCTCGCGCGCACGAGAATTCCGTTTCTGTTCGCGTGCCTGTGTCCACGCAGCCAAAACTAGTCAGAAATCGTGTGAAATATGTGGCACGATCATGCGCGGCTATCGGTGCGATATCGCGAGCAAACGATTCTGTTCTAACCGCTGCAAGCGCACCTGGCAAAAAAGGAATCCAGCGATATGGCGGACGCGCACGGCGAAGACGCGAGTGCAAAAAATCTGCCCAACTTGTCACACGGTCTTTACCTCCTGGCGTGCCAGTGAGCAAACGTATTGTCGTATGTCGTGTGGTGCACAGGCCCGTGCTGCGCGAGGCCGTGAAAATCCACATCTGTGGCCGCGTTATAAAGGATTGCAAAGTCCTGATAGAACCACGCGACACCGATGGCTGAAAAGACTCTTGGGGGCTGGCTGTATGCTGTGTGGATGGAATGAAGCAACGTGCGATGTCGCCCATATCCTGCCCCGTTATAAAAAGGGAGCGGATACGCTGGCCAATGTCTTTATCCTCTGTCCGAATCATCACCGCTTGTTTGATTCCGGGAAAATAACGGCGGCAGAAATTCGTTACCGGATCTCTCATAAAGCCACTGCCTCCATCGCTGACAGCGCATAATAGATCGCCAGCTTCTCGGTCTCGGGGAGACGGTCAAACTCGTGTGCGCTTTTTAGCAGCAGTGCTTTTTCAATGATCGCAGGCATCTCCTGTAGCTCATCCTGCGTGTCATCCCGTTTGAACAGGACCACGCGGGCATCGGTATTGGCCGGGAAGTCCACCAGCGAGACCTCATCAATTTCTAGATCTGTGAGTCTATGCGGCATAGGCTAACCTGCGGCCATGCCCGCCAATGGAAAAACTCTTGTAGGTGCCGTCCTTCACTTTTTGCCACACCGCGTCATCGTGCACCTTGACCTCGATCCACCAGCCGACCGGTATCTGCCCGGGCACAATGCCGAGGGCCTGCTGTTTGTCTGGGGTGAAGACTATTGAGCCGACCACCTCGCCGATCGGCTGGCCCTGATGCATCTCTTTGACAAAGCGAGAGGAGGCCGAGACAAAGCGATGGGCGGTCTTGTCGAGTTCTTCGCCGTCGATGCTGTCGCCTTGCAGGTCAATGATGCTGTCACCAGCTGTATCCTCAGCCACAGAGGCATAGCCCATGACGATGTGCTGATCCTCGTTGAGCTTGGCAATCATCAGCCGGCACTCCCAGGCCGTTTTACTGACGACGCTATTGGCTTGGCGGATGGCGCGGCCCTCACAGTTGCTGCGCTCCCCGCCTGAGTCTAAGCAGCGCTGCAGGGCACTGTTGGCGACATGGGCCCACTGACGTTTTTGCTTGTCTGTGAGACCAGAGGAGTGACGGTCGGCATCGGCAGCAGTCCAGGGCATTTTTACTCCCTATGGCTGCTGTGCTGGGTCAGGCGGCGGCGCCGGTGGGGCAAGCGGGTCAAACGTCTCACCCTCGGCTAACACAATGCCGGCGGTGCCGAGCAGGAGCACGCGCGCCTCCTCCTCGCTGACCTCGAACTCACCTGGTCCATGAAAATCCTTAAAGGCGGTGTCAAACGGGATCACAACTTTCGGCATAGGTGCCTCAGCCGCGGCCCCGGTGACCTGTCACCAGCACAAAAAAAACGCCGCAGGGGAATCCCCCTGCGGCGCTCAGATTGCGAGTGTAGCCGCGGACGAAAATTTTTCGCTATTTTAGAGAGTGAGAAGCGGTTTTGTCAAGTTGCAGCTACCGGTCACGGCCCGAGCTACCGGGGAAAATTTTATAGTGCGCGGTGAACACCGGCCGGTCAAAAACCCGCAGGTCTACCTCACGCTCAGCAAAAGAGAGTTGCACGGTCCCGACGCCGCGTTTCCAGATCCCGTCTTGTTTCTCGATGAGCAGGGAAATCATAGTCGCAACCACCGGATGGACGGCGACAGACTGGCCGTTGATAGAGAACGTCATAGGCCGCACTCTTCCAGGGTCGCAAAGCGCACCCCACTACTGCCTAAGAGGAGGAGGCGCGCATCCGCGGGCGGCAGGGCAAAGATGCCAGGCCCATGCCACTGCTTGTAGGCCACGTCACGCGGGAAATAGAGCGACACGTGTTCTGGCATATACTCAGGATCGACACAATGCCAGCGCTGGCCATCCCAGGCATAGGGGCGGTCTTCGGGTAAATCGGTGTAATGCGGGAGCCAGTCAGCAGGGAGGAGAAACTGGCCACAGCCACAACGGCCACACAAACCTACTTCTTGCCGATGACAGCCCGGACAGGGCGGTAATGGGGGGCGCGGCTCGCTATAGGGCGCGCGGGTCACCACGCGTTTGACATGCTCACTCTCTACGGCCACAACCAACTCAGGCAGCGGGACTTTTCTCTGGCGCAGGGCACGGACCTGGAGGGCGGTCTCAACCTCCTGCCGGGCTGGCGTCTGCTTTTGCCGCTCCCGTTCTAGCACCTGCTCATAGGTCAACAGCTCAGCGCGGATGCTCACCGGATCACTCTGCGTCCAGAAGCAGACGTTCAAAAAAGAAAAGGTCCAGTCTTCATCATCAGAAAAAAACCACGACCAATCTTCCTCGAACCGTCGCTCGCTATAGTAGCCGTGCGCCGTACAACCGTGCCGGCCGGCGGCCCGGGCACGCAGATAACTCTCGACATCTGTCCGGGCATTATCGAGCATCACCAAGAGCATGCGTTTCTCGGCTAGTGCCCGCTCAGACTGCCCGAGGGTTGCCGTAGCAGTGTATTGGCTAGGCAGCACGGCATCATTGAAGAGTGCATCTTGAAAGGCGCCGCGATCAAAGAGCGGGTCCCAGCCGTCGGGCAGCGGCCGGTCGAGCCACCACTGCCACTTCGGGAAAAAGCTCGGGTCTTGCTGTTTCCACCACTTAGCCGGATATTCTCGCTTCCCCCAATAATGCGGCGGCGTCTCGCGGATCATGGCGCCTCCGGCAAGAGTAATTGCACCGAGCAGCGACAGCTCGGGTGGGTCGGCGGTGAGAAGACCCGGGCGCCTGTGCCAGTGATAAACGGTTGCTTGAGGGGCTGAATCTGATTCGCCATCGGTAAACAGATCGGCGGGCAAGCCCCGGCGGCAATCAGCCATTGCCGGCTTGCCGTGGCGGGATCAAATAAGCCCTCAGCCGCGGCTGTATCCCAGGCTAACTGTTCCCCCTGATGTAAGGCGGTCAACGTCTCAGTGCGTGCGATATTCATCACCCGATAGCGCAGCAAGCGACTCGCATAGTCATCAGCAAGCTGATTGGCCCGGGTCACCGAAGTCCCTTCGGCAAGCAGCCGTTGCCGCATGCGTTCCACGGCCACAGCATGGCGAGGCAAGAGGCCGACCGTGCGCTCTAGACTTGTCGCCATATCAAAGATGCGCTCGCCGCTGCGCAATCCCTGTTCGACGACCGCACGGATCGTCAGGCGTTGTGCATCACTGACAAAGCGCACGAGGTTAGCGGCTTGTTGCCCAGCATAGAGGGCCACATACGGATTCTCAGAGGTCATCTCTAGGGCGAGGGCTGCCGAGAGCGGGGCTGCACCCGCCTGCGCGCCAGCCGCCGTGACATCAGTTAAGGCCCCCTTGAGCGGCTGGTCAGCAATCGGCTCAAATAGGCGGCCGACGGCGTCAACGTCGAGCCGTTCGAGGGCGGCACTGAGCTGCTCCCGGTCGACAATACCCCGGCGTAAGGCAGCCCGAATAGCCCGGGCTGTCTCGGGGGTCAGGGCAGCCAAGAACCGGCGTAAGGTCGGCTGTGAGACCTTGGCAATACCGATCATGGCCGTGCCCCTGGAGGAGGTGACGGCACCGGTGCCTGCTGCACTTGTGCTTGTTGGACTTGGGTCTCTTGGGCTTGTGACCCGAGGGCCTGTGGCCCGGACGGCGGCGCAGGCGGCGGCATTTCCGGCTCACTGGTCGGCCAGCCCACCTGCTCATCGACCCATTGAATCTTGGCCGGGTCTTCAATCAGCGGATAGCCGACACCAGCAAGTTGACTGATGAACATGCCGAGTTCTTTCAGATCTACCTTACGGATCGTGCTCGGGCTCAGCACAGCCAGCCGGTCTGTAGGAAACCCGTTCAATTTCCACAGGCGCGGCACTAGATAGCTATTAAACACACCGGCAATCGAACTCACCCAGGCATTGAGCGCTAAGGTAAACATATCGGTCTGATCGGCACTGAGGGCATAAGAGCCAGTACGGCCAGTACCAAGAAACATGAATTGCGCTAGCATCGACATGGCAATGCGCTGATCGAAGCGCTGCACGACAATATCAGTGTTCAGCGCCCGGGAGTTTTCCACTGAGAGCAGAGAAAAGTCATAGAGCTTATTGCCGTTGGCATCATAGGCGAGCGGCATCAGCAGACCAGCTTGCTCGTCGATACGGACCGAGGTCACGACCTCCCTCCACTGATCCCGGTTAGCACGGTCTTCGGGCGTGGCCCCGGTAACGACCGCAGGCGGCACCCAGGCTACCGGAATGCCGGCCAGCCCGCGCTCGATCCCGATTGCCTCGAAATTTTCAATATGCGTTTTGCGATACCACGGGACATAGGCCCCGCGGATGATGCTCCAGCCCTCTGGGTTGCCCTTAAAGATCTTGGTACGGAAGAGCAGGGCTTTTTCCAGGGGGATAGTGTGCGGCATATAATCCGGGGCGCCAGACTGCACCATGGCAGTCATGTTGCCATCCTCGGGGTCGAAGACCCAGCGGATCAGTGAATCCTGGGCACGCAGCGGCAACTTGCGAATCCCGATCAGGCCATCAGTATACTTGCTGCGCTGGGTCGGGTCACGGGATTCCCCGTTGCGGCGCTTGTAGACAATTTCATGAAAGGCATAGCCGTAGGTGAGAAACGAGAGAATCTCGACCAGGGTATCCGGCCATGAGGTAGACATGTCTTCAAACAAACTTGTGGTGAGAAATTCCGCACGCTGCTGATCTTCTTGATCCTCAGAGAACGGTTCCACGGCCCAGGTCACGGTACGCAGCAGCATTTCAATCGCCAGCAGGACCGCGACCACGACCGGGTCATTGCTGGACATTTCTTGAAAGACGCGCGCGCCTTTCAGGCCGGTCAGTTGCCGGAGAAACTCTTCTTGGACATAGCCGCCGGAGCGCTTGAGGCCGGTGACGCCGATCTCTTGGAACAGCGGCCCCTCTTGCTTAGTTAAGCCGTTTGACCAGTCAGGCGTGAGTAGTTCGTGTGCCATCGTGCATCCTGCTCAGGGGAGTCCCTCAGCCGTCGGCTTTTGCAGGCAGAGGATCACTTCACAATTGATTGCCGTGTGGGGATATTTCTTTTCATGGAGGCGGCGAAAGAAGGATTTCTTTTCTTTCCTCATCACCTGCATGCCATCAAACAGGGTGTGATGCATCATCTCTTCAACGAGCAGGGCCTGGTGCTCATGCAGGGTGACAAAGCCGAGGCTTTCACACAGGGTGCGCCACTGGCTCGGGAAATCGACGATCTGGCCGTTGCGGACAAAGGCTTTGAGCACCCAGACCGCATGCCCGCCGGGAGCGAGGAGGGCAAAGCAGTGCTGGAGGATGAGCCGCGAGGCGGACCAAAAATCGTTGCCCGGTGTTTGCCCAAGCTGGCCGGGCATGGTCATCGCTGCGGGGAAATAGGAGCGCGTGTCTAACCGGCGCGGGGTCGGGTTGGCCTTCGTGGCCTTCAGGGTAAACTCCCCATCACGACTTTGTTCTGAGTCTGTATAGGGCGGGCTGGCCACCACGGCGGAGAAGTCACCCTCTCGCATCGCGCCGAGCTGCCCCGGTGCGGTCCCGTAGCCATTGTCTCGTTCAGCCGTCGGTCTATTGGCGAGTTCTCTGGTGCCATGTGACCCGAAAAATGCCCGGCGTTGCGTGATCTCTTGCGCCGCATAGGGGGGCGAGGAAATGAGCGCGGCGCAGTGCCCGGTCAGCAGTGCCGGCAACTCTCGGCTATCGCCCTGCAGCATCACAGCCGAGCCCAGACCCGGCAGGGTGCGGTATTTCTGCACCCAGCGGGCAATGTTCGCGCTGGCTAACACGGCAAACTTTTCCTCGATCTCACAGCCTGTGTAGTGGCATCCGTGCAGCAGGGCATGCAAGGCAAAGCCGCCGATCCCCCCAAACGGGTCAAGAATCTGGCAGCCCGGCCACAGCCAGCCTTCAGCTTTGAGATGCTGATAGATGCGGCCGGCTAGGGAATACGCGACTTTCGCCGGGTGGGCAAATGACGCTGCGGAGAGGATACCCTGCCAGCCCTGGACATAGGCATCGTGCCACTGGTCATAGGTGACGAGTTCCTGCGTCATTGCTCACCGAATCTTCCAGGGACTCGGCCGGCGAAAGTCGGCAAAGTCCGGCGCCACGATCGGGGCCGTCGTCTGTGCCCCCCACCAGGCAAGGGCTAAGGCGATCACCGTATCATCATGAAACCCTTCGGCTGCTTGGTAGCGCGGCAGACCAGAGGGCAAGCCAGCAACCTCAAAGGCTTGCAGCTCGGCAATCAGATGCGGGTCAGCGAGGATGCGGATCTGCTGCCGCTCAAAGGCTAAGGCCAAGGCCTGAATGATCTCGGCCTTACTGGCATTCGTCGTCGTGAAGCCCTGCACGGGGAGGTGCAGCCGTTGCAGATGTTCGACGAGCGGGCCGCCCATACTGTTTTGCTCAGCTAGAATCGCCGTCGGCTGAAAGGCCGCGGCCAGGGCCTGCAAGCGCCCGACCTGCAGGGCATAGTCAATGCGGGTCATGCGATCAAGGGCAACGCAGCTGCGGTTCCGCACATCAACCACGGCAAAGGCTGTGGCATCGGTCGTCCGGCCCCAATCACAGCCGATGATATAGTGCTGACCGGGCACAGCCGCCGTGAGCGGGGCCACGGTCGCGGCTTCAAGGATATGGCGGAACACCAAGCCTTCGGCTTCGAGAAATTCAGCGAGAATCTCTTGGCGGAACACCGGCTCACTTAAGGTCTGATAGAGCTGTTCAATCTCACGGAACGGGATATCAGGGTTTTCTAGCGGATGCGGGGCATAGGCAATTCCCTCAGCGGTGAAGGTCACGCCGACGGTCGGGATCTGCCAGGCCGCGGCATCCGGGTAGGCATGGGCAGCGAGCCACTCGCGCCAGAACCAGTTGCGGCCCCGCGGGGTGCCGAGCCCCCAGGCCCAGCCGTTCGTATCAATCAGCATCGGCCGCAGCACCTCTTGCCAGGCTTCGGCCTTCACACTGCTGCACTCATCAATAATCACGCCGTCAGCTGTATGGCCGCGGGCATTGTCCGGGTCATCGAGGGAGCGGAAGATAATCGCCCCGTGCTGGCGGGGAAAGGCAGCCGTCATCGTGCCCTGATTGAAGACTGCGAGGGCTGCCGCTGCATACTGCGTCTCATCCCAGGCAATGCGGACCTGATCATAGACCGGGGCGCCCCACAGCACGCGTTTGCCGGCCGCAGCCGCCTCGACCGCCACTGCCATCGCGAGCGTCGATTTTCGCCAGCGGCGGCCGGCCGCGAGCCAATTAAACCGATTCGCCTGCCGCCGCACCGTTTGTTGACCCGGGTGCGGGTAAGGCAGGCGGATCTCCGGGCTGGGTGGGCTCTGCACGGGATGATGCCGCACGGGTCTCCTTTCGCCAATCATTCACGTATCTCACAGTGAGTAATGGTTCGCCATCACGGCCGGTGTATTCCCGCCGCTCGGTGTAGCCCCGGTCTTTGGCTTGCGTCTTGAGGTAAAAACAAATGGCCCAGGGCTCGCCCTTCTGAATCGCTTCCCACAACTTGCCTTCGGTGAAATCGACCCGCTGGCCCTTCAGTTCCTGCACGACTTCGGCAATCGCGGCATAGCGGGCGACATAGCGTTTGAGGGTCGATTGCGAGCAGTGCAACTCATTGGCGGCGAGGAACTGCAGGCCGCCAGTCTTGCGCAGCGCGGCAATCACCTGCGGCGGCTCAAAGTTGAATTTCTTCCGCGATGGCATGCAGTGCTCACGGCGCACCGCTGCCCAGCTTGGGGTGCACCGGGCAGCGGGGGGGAAGGGACATTACGTCGGGAGGCGTAATCAGGCTAGGGTAGCCGGCTAGACAAGAAAATACAAGGTTCATGCTTAGCTCGTCGGCCCGCCAAATGTCAGGTAATGGACAGTCGCCCGCACGACCCCGCCGGTAAAACTCCCGCCGTTCGCGGTCAGGACTACGTTCGTTGCCGTCGGGAAATAACTCGGGGAGGTCGCAGCGAAGTTGGTGCCGCTCGTGGTGGTGCCAAGTGCAATCCCCACAGTCGTCCCCCAGCGGGTCGCGGTGACGCCATCACCCACGCTGAAACTAGTCGCGCCGGTGATTGCCGTCGTCACACGCACAGTGACACCTAGGACAAAAGCGCCGGCCGGGATCAGGCTCGTGAGGTTGACTGCGGCGCCAGAAAGCGCGCCGGTCTGGGCCGACACTTGGCCGCAGAACATCTGGGCGCCGTTGGCAGTCAGTTGATATTGGCCGCCGGTATTATCGATGGCATAGCGATCAGTGGCGCCCGCAGCACCGCCCTGGCAGCGCAGGAAGTAGTTCTGCCCGGTCGGCAACGCGGTTTCGGTCACGCCGATATGCAGCGCTTCATAACTGCCGGCGCCGGGGGTGGCAGCAGAGTAATTCACCACCGGGGAAATGTTGAGCCCGTACCAGGCAAGCGTGGAGGTCAACGTGGGCGCCGGGCCGCCGCCGACGGCAACCCCTAAGGCGTAACTCGTGCCCGTCGTCGTCGTCCAGGTCGTGGCCCGGGAAATGGCCACTTGCCCGTTCGTGGTCGAGGTTTGGCTGACGTTCGAGGCAATGTCGATTTGCGTCGTGCTGGCAACAGGAATAACAAAAGCCGCCACTGCCGTATTGCCATAGCGAAATTGCAAATTCCGTGCAGTCCCGCCCGTCGTCGCGGTACGAATGACGGCGACGCCGGCACTGGCTTGCCAATTAAACTCTAGCCATTCATCGTTGGCACCACTAGCAAACGTATTATAAATCCGTTGGTTCTGTGCATTGACGCCATTGCGCTGCGCAAGCACGTTCGCGGCATCACGGATCAAAGCACTATCAGTGAAGGTGATCGGATTGGCGCCCATCGCCAAGGTACCGGCCACGGTCGTGATGCCGGTGAGCGTGGCATTATTGAAGCCGCCGCCGCCCGCACCGACGCCTTGCAACACGCCATCAATCGCGACAAAGGGGATATTGGCCATACCTTAGTGTCCGACCGGCGCCAGCTCCGGTGTCACATCAAGTGAGCCATCACCTGGCACTGGCTGCAAGGCAAACAGTAAGCCCTCAATCGCCCCGTCCATTTGCAGGATCGAGCGGTCAATAGTCTGAATCTCATTTTGATAACTGACGGCGAGCCGGGCTAACTCGTCGCGTTTGGCCAGCAGGGCAAAGCGCTGTTCACGGATCTCTTTCAACTTTTCTTCCAGGCGGGTCATAGGTTCGCATCTCCCGTCACATCGACGACCCCGCCGGTAATCGGCGTCGAGATCCGGCAGCGGAGAATGCGGAACGTGCCGCCTAACTTCACCGTGCGTTTGGTATTGTCGGCCATCCAGGTCACCGTCGCCAGCGACCCCCAGGTGCCGGCATAGCCCGAGACATCAGACTCCTCAACCGTAATCACGCCGCCGGTCGAGCCATTGCGGAAGGTAATAACGATCGCGAACTGACCGGGCAGCCCCTGGCCGTCATACTCCGCCCCAGGGGCCGCAGCCGAGCCGCCGGCCTGAAAGACAAAATTCCGGGCATAGAGATGATTTTCAATCAGTGCCATAATGACTCACAGTCCGGCTAAAGTACCGAAGCCCGTAGGGAAAAACAAGTTTTGCACTCCTCAGAGCTGCCGCAGGGCTGCGAGCGCGCAATTGACTGCTACCCCGACAAGCAGGAGAAACAGCAGTAGGACTCCACCAGCCAAGACAAGCCACAGCAGCATTCATCCTGCCCTCCGGGCCTCAGCCGCGGCGCGGGCTTTCAAGGTCTCATCAATCGAGTGCAACGTCTGTTCAAGGGCAAGGAGCCGGCCGTCAAGATGCTGATAGGTCTCGGCTAGTTTTTGGAATTTGAGGCGCAGATACCCAGCAAGCACGCTGCCGGCTGCCCCGAGGGCCATGACCGTCGTGCCTTCGAGTTTGAAGAAATCCGTCAGTCGCAGTTTCATCTCCGGTGAGACCTCCGGTGTCACTGGGAGCGCGAGCATGAGCGGGAGCAGCCAGGTCAGCACGACCTGCATGGGCTTCCCCCTTGCTGGACGATGCCAGGAAGGCACACAGGCTTCGCAGGGTTCACGCTTGCCATCAGTTCGCCTCTCGTGAGGGGATAACTACAGCCAAACGGTTGTCGTGTCTGTAACGAGCTATTATGGCCTATTTTCCGCTAGCTGACTAGAGGAAGCTCTTCGCGGTTCGCTGTTCGCCAAAAGTATTTGACGTATGATAAGCAATCATGTATGCCAGTCATATGGAATTGAAAGGCGAAGTGAAAAATAAGAAACGGAGGCTAATTGTCTTACTGCCTCCGGAACTGCTTAAAGCAGCTCGCCGTCGCGCCCTTGAAGAAGATCGACCGTTGCGAGAATGGCTTGCTGATGCGATGGCGGCCAAGTTAGCGGAGGTGAAATGCTGATACCGGACACTCCCGTACTCACCCTCCTCATTGCCCTCGGTCTCCTCGTCAATGTCTACGGACTCGGTCTGTTATTCCAGGTACACCGCGAAGTGCGCGACACCGTGCGCACGACGCGCCTGACTCTTGAGGCTGCTCTAGCGATGCTCGGTCAGGTGAACGAATGAGGGAGATCGAGGAACTCCTCACTCAGATTGAGCGAGATCTGAATATCTGCCTCTTCCTCTCAGAGGAGATAGCTATGAAAGATGCTGAATTGCAAAAACACTTGGAGACACTACGGGCAATACAGGCAGAAGTGCGCGAACAAGTACAAAAAAAGAGAGCTGAGCGTGCACGACTGATAGCGCATGATCCTGAATTGACGGACCGCATACGAGTCGCCGAAAAGGAACGCCGAACAGACGAAACCATCTGGGTCTGTGAATGTACGGCCATCTTGACGCGCGCGGCGGCCGTAACTATCACATGTTGTGAATGCAATCAAGAATTTATGCGGCTCCAAGACTTACGGTAAAGGAGGATTGCGAGCAATGTATGGCAACACCCAAACCCAGCAAGAGACGATTCGCGGACCGCCGGCAGCGTTACCTTATTCATGAACTGCAAGAAGGAAAGTGCGCGATCTGCGGGCAGGAACTCGCAGAGCATTTTCATATTGATCATTTAGAACCGTTTTCCCAGAAAGGAAAAACAGAACTATGGAATCTGCAAGCTCTCTGTTTGAGGTGCCACAGACACAAACACCGCCGCGAAAAGGACAAATAGATATTGTGCGGGCCGTCTTACAACTTCAGCGTGGTGTTCTAACGGCGCAATTACCAACCGGTTACGGCAAGACCAAAGCGGCCATACTGGCCTTTATCGCACTCCATCGGAAAGGCGAAGTCACGCGCCTGCTCTATGTTGTTTCGAGTGAACCGCAATTAACGCAATTTTGTCAAGATGCCGAAGGCGATTTTGCTTGGGGAGGAATGGCCGGGGTGAAGCCCTTATCCATCGGGTATAGTCATTCACTCGCGCTCAAAGAACATCGTACGAATAAGACCATGGTCTTTGTGACAACGATTCAAGCTCTGGCGTATCGTACGGGAAAGACCACAGAAAATGGGGGAAACACGCTGCAAACAATCCGTGATTTACTTGCTACCGGCCGGTGGATGATTGTCATTGATGAATATCATCATTATGGCATGGAGAAGGCGTGGGGCAAAACAGCACTGACTTTAAATGCGCAACTTCTGCTTGCGCTGTCAGCGACGCCGGACCGTAAGGGACAAGACAGCGCTTTTGGCACGCCCATGATTCGCATGCCGTATTTAGCTGCGCTCGAAGAAAAGGCCGTCAAACGACTAACCCTCCATGCCTATGAATACCGCGTTGATGCCATTCGGGTCAATGGTGAACCCATTTCCTTCACCACTAGTGAACTCGTGGATGAAGTGGGCAGCGATGAACCTGAACTCATCGATCGGTATCTGGTGAGTAAGAAAATTCGCTGGTCACCAAAATATATCTCACCTCTCGTTTCCATTCCCATTGAGCGGTTATTAACGAAACGAGTGCGAAGTGGCTTACCGCTGCAAATGATTATTAGTGCGATGGGCTGCTTGCATGCCCAGATGGTCTATCACCAAGTAAGTTCCTTATTTGGCGATTTATTGCGGGTCGATTGGGTCGGCACGGGGCCACATGGGCGGCGGCCTGAGGAAAATAAAGCGGTGATCAATAAATTCTGCCCAGCAAAAAAGCCGGGGGTGCCGCCGGGAAAGAACATTCAGTTAGATGTTCTCATTCATGTTGGCGTCGCGGGTGAGGGATTAGATTCGATATTTGTCGCTGAAGTTGTCCATCTCCATTCTGCGCGTCTAGGGAATCGAGAAGATCAAGAAAACGGCCGAGCGGCACGCCGTCTTCCCGTTATCGACGACGAATATCAACAGGCCACCATTAATGTCGATACGACCTCTGCCTATGCCAAATGGAAAGGCGCCCACATCATGGAGGTCTTTGACCGAGTCTCCGACGCGGAGCCCCTTGCCGATGATGAGGAGGAGGACGAAGAACCTCAGGAACCCTCAGAATATGAGGACCTCCCTGATGAGCCTCGCATCGTCATCACCGATTTGAACTTGATTAATATTTATCGAGGCGAAGCAGGTGTGCAGGCATGGGCGCGGGCGATTAGTCAGGCTGCTGGCAAAACGCTGCAAGAAATTGCCGCTGAACTCGACGGCGATGACAGTCATCCCCTATGGGCGCTCGCCATTAAAAAACGGCGGCAAGAATTGCACGAACAAGGGCAGGCATCGGACCGCATGTCAGAACTCTTGCAATTGCGTCAACAAGTTGATGCGGCGGTAGGCAAAGTCGCCTCGATGATCGTACGAACCTTGAATGAGGGGCGTTTTGAGCGCAGCGCTATCGGTGACATGATGAAACGGATCAATACGCGAAAAAAACGCCTCTTCGGTGATGTCGATACGGCGGATGAGGCATTGCTACGCACGCAGTATCATTTCATCAAGGATCTAGAACAAGCCTTCAAGCAGGGAGAACGACCGGCATGGCTACTGTAACGATTGATCAGGGGCCGATTGATGCGCTGATGTATCCGCGGGAGGTGTCACAAAAAAATTGGCATTTTCTCGTGGGGGCACGGCGCACGTATCTCGGGATTCGCTTAGCGCATGATTGCCGCTGTCTCGTGCGCTTCGTGCAGGAAGGACAAGACATGTGGCAGCCGCTCGGGTACCAGAGCCTAGAGGATTTCATGCGCCAGGGCTTGGACCTCGATCCGGCTCTAGTGCGCTGGGCGCTGGCCGGCTTGCAGACGCTAGCCCCTGACGAAGCGATCCCCTTCGCCGTTGCCGTCGCGCAAGGCAAGCATGTCCAGCCTCATACGGCCGAGGCCGCCTTGCACACGACTGGTGAGGTGCTGCCCGAAGGAAACTCAACGGGCAACAATCAGTATCAGAAGAAAGTGGAACTAGGCAATTTGCCTAGTTCCTCCTCACAACAGTCCCGTGCCCAGCAAAACGGGGTCGGCCTCCGCACGCAGAAGAAACTTGACCGCCTGGCCCGCGACTTCCCTGACCTGCTGGAGAAAGTCAAACGGCGCGAGCTATCGGTCAATCGAGCCGCCAAAGAGGCCGGCATTGTCAAAGATCCCGACCCGCTCAAAGAACTCCAGAAATGGTGGACGAAAGCCAGTGATGAACAGCGAGCACTTTTCTTGCGCTGGCTAGAGTCTAGCACTCATGCCATTGGAGAAACCCATGTCAGCTAAGTCCGGCTCCTATAGCTGCCTGCTCTGTGAGGACACGATGGACCAAGATGCTCGGCACGCTCACTTCCTCACCTTCCCTGACACAGCCGCTTTAGCCGAGCATCTCCGGCTCCAGTACGGCCGTGAGGCTGACCATGACGGCTCTCTCACTGCTCTGCTCTGGTGGTATCGCACCAGGCGAGCACTGGAGCGGTTGGCAGAGAAGAGCTAACGCTATTTGCCGCCGTGCCATAAACGTCTGATAATCCGTGCCTCTCTGCCAGTTAAGCGGATTTATTCAACTTTCTGCCTTCTTTGGCAGCTGCCAAAAGTCAAAAATCTCACAACGGGTTCTAGAGCACGACCGTGCCAGTTCAGCGGATTTACTAGACTTTTTCATTTGGCGATTTATGGCATGCTGCCAGTTCAGCGGATTTATTGAACTTTCTGGCTAAACGCTTTTATTGCCTCAATTGCCTCCAAAAGCGTGGTCCCGCCGGCCGTTCCGAGACTTTCGCTCGTGACATACCAACCCGTAGCTGTGGTCCCGAGTTGTAGGCTTGTTTGTGCCGCCAGCCAATCAAGGGCAGCCGCCTTGCGGTAGAGCAGTGCTAGTGCCTGGGCGTCTCTCAGCGAGCGGAGCAAGGCAGGATCAAGGGTATCAATCTCATCCATAGAAGACATCTCCTTTTTATCTTTTAGCTGGGTCAGGTTCTGCTAAGTATACGTACTTATTCATTATGTCATGTTTGTAGCAGTATCCTCTCTTTGCCGTTTCCACTGCGCAATGAGATCATCTAGGCGCCGTTTGCGCTCTTCTCTCCCTGGCGGCGGCGGGAAGTACGGGCGTGCCAGTATCCACGACGTGTCCGGCTGCGGGAGCAATGAGAGTTGGTCAGGGTCTGATTTCTGCATAGGGTTCTTTTCTCTAGAGCAGGCAACAAGCCCCTCACAAACAGTTAGCGTGCTTTTTACTCTGTTTTTGCTGCCAGTTAAGTGTATTTATTAGACATTTGAGCATTTTTGGCAGTTGTCAGGCAGTTTTACCCCCTGAGAGTTTTACCTTGTGCCTCTAGGGCTATTTTTACCCTTGCCATAAACGTCTGATAATCCTTGCCCCCTTGATTATATTAAAGAAAATAAAATTCAGTATATCTTTTAAAGGAGAGGGGTAGTGGCACAGAGAGAGGGGCAAGGTAAAACCGGTAAAACCGCAAAACTAAAAAAGCTGCCAGTTCATTGACTTTGCTAGACTTTCTCATCATTTTACTCTTTCTCGCAGGGGTTTTACCTATATAGGTAAAACTGATCTTATAACCTGTTGATTTATTTATTCTTTTTCATCCTTGGCAAATTCCGGGGCATATGCCGGCAAATAGAGCCATTTTGGTTTCGGTCCGCCTTTTTTGCTACCCGCTCTAATTTCTCGCACGAGTTTGTGCTGCATGACGAGGCTTTCTATGACAACTTGGGCATCCTTATAGGTCGCTTCTCCGGTCGCTAAAGAATCAATTAACTCGCGTTCATTACTTCCTTTACGTCGTGCAGCCGTCAGTTTAGCTAGAGCCTTCAACTCGATATTCTTGTAGTATGCTTTGATGGGTGGGAAGTTCTCATGGCTACTGACCCCGACCAGGTCAGGGATCAATTCCGTCTCGACATAGCGCATGGAGAGACTGACGACGGCAATACTGACCTCGACATCCTGGAGGGAGATGGACGACCGTCCACCCGCCCAGGCGCGGATGAACGGGATATGGTGCAAGTAAAAGCCCATCCGGGCAAAGACCTTGCGCCGCTGGTCGTCGATCGCCATCAGCGGCTCAAGGGTTGCCTCCCCCCATTCTTTGATCCGGGCGAGCGCATCAGGCTCAAAGAGGGTCAACAGAGTGCCTTCCGGATGCCAGCGGGTCGGGTCTTCTCGGGTCACGGGATCGGGCAGCAGCGGCCCAGTGAGGGCACGCAGGCGCTGTAGGTCTACGCTGACAGTCTTGGTATTATGCAAACGCCACTGTGTCGCCGTGCCAGGCAAGATTAAGTAGCGGTTCACGAACCCCTGATCGAGCAAGTTGCTGTTACTCTGTAGGGCCTGGGAAAACCCTTTGGGTGTCGTGGTAGCGAAGATACTCAAGATCGGGTCAAAGATCTTAATCCGGCCGCCGGCAATATTGAGTCCACTGCGGGCCTGGGTGTAGGCGCCTTCAGACTGAAAACAGTTGTTGTGATTTTCGATCAGGGTTGCCATCTTAATGCCGGCATACTTCGTCAACGTCGTCCACTCCCGCAGTAAGAGGAGCGAGGGCACCGGGCGGTAGGTCGGCCGCAACTGGCCGAGCTGCTTGACCGGCGGGATCTCCTCGGCAATCACATACAAAAGACCTTCCCCGGAATTGACCCCGGTCGAGATCGCGTACTCCGGGGGGAGCATATGCTCAATCATGCGGGCCGGCAGCCCTTTCCCTGACCCGGTCGGCGCTACTAACAAACAATAGACCTGTCCGTACATCGGCTGATAGAAAAAACTGCGCAGGCGCTGCTGCGCGAGGGCACCGAAGCCGGCATAGGTCGCCAGCCACACCCGCGGGGAATACTCTTGGGCAATCTCGGCTTGCTGCAGCCACAGCTCGTCCCAGACAAAACTTGGTAAGCTATAGGATGCGGGTGCCGGCTCAGCCTGTGGCTGGGGCTCAGCTTTCGGTTCAGGCTGAGGTTCAGGCTGGGGTTCTTCCTGGGGCTCCTCGCGCGCATCATCGGTGAACGGCTCTGCCTGCGGTTCCGCCGGGGGCGGCTCCCTCACCGGAGGGGCTAACGGCTCAACCCAGGCATCGACTGGCGGCGCATCCTCATCCGTTGCCCAGCCGTTGCCATACGGTAAGCCGTAGAGGTCCGCGAGCGCGCGGGCTGCAGCCCGGTAATCCTGGCCGTGATTCAAGACGGCATAGGCTCTAAACTTTGGATACCCATGCTCGGGCTCAAACACCGTCGAGGTAGAGAAGACATAGAGGAGGTCCGAGCCAGCAAAGTTCGTCGTCGCAGAGATCCCCTGTGCTTTCCCCGGCCGCCGCCAGTAAGTTTCCTCGCCGCGCTGATAGACCGCCACCCAGCCGTGCGGGGTCAAGATCTCATCCCAGCTCGCCCGTTGGTTGTAGAGGTCCCCGGGGCGGTCCCCCTGAGAGGAGGAGGAAGACACGGTCACAGCAGCCGCGGCCAGATTCCGGCGGGGCCGTTCATCAAACGTGCGGGCTAAGTCAAGAAGATCTTTCCGTTCTTCCGGCGTGATCGTGGCAATCGTGGCAAAGGTGCCGGACAGCAACACATAGGGCTTGCCGCTGGGATGCACGGCCCCGCAGGACGGCGCGCAGATAAAATACCCACCCTCGCCGCGGGTCTCGATCAGCGTCTTCTCTCTGGTCGCCGCGAGCACCTGGTTCCCGGCAATGACTGAACAATGATAGGGCAAATGTTGCCCGTCATTCGGCGAGCGCTCGCAGTACCCCGCCTGAATACGGGCCACAAGATCCCCTAAACCGACTGCCTGAGCTGCAGCAATGAAGCGGGCGAAAATATCGGGCTGGTCAAAGTCTAGGGTCTCAAGCCCCTGTGAGACCCGGCCACAGATCAGGGCTAACCCATACTCGGCATTCCGTAGCCACCAGGTCCGCAGTTGCGCTAAGGTCGGCCGCCGCTGTTGCCAGCGCTTCCACGGCGCAGACGCACCTTTGCTGCCGTCCGCTTTAATCGGGATGACCGACAGCCCGGCGGCAATCGCCGCCTGTGCTGCGTCAAAGACCGGGTTGTGCCCCTCCATGCCACTCACCCCTTAGGAGCGGAGTGAGCCAAAGATTGCCGTATGCTGAAAGTCGGCCAGCGGCGGATCTGCCGGTGGGTCTGTGATCACGGTCTCTGCTGGTTCTGCTGCAGACGAAGCCGGGTGCTCTTCTGCTTCTTCAGGCTGGCCAGTCGCCAGTGCAGCCGCAATGGTCGCCAGTGATGACTCATCCCCGTGCCGCGCACTCTCGACCACGATCACGAGCTCATTTAATTCCTCAGCCGCAAGCTCACTGATGCCGCGGCCGTCAAAGCTAGCAGTCGCCAGGTTGTGGAGTTCGGGATAGCGTAGGGGTCCGAGAGGCGGCGGAATCTCTTTGCCGAGGGCGAAGAGCTTGCGCTGCAGCCGCGGGGTATCTATCTCATAGTCAGCCGCAGCAGCCGCATCGAATTCCTCCGGCGCCTCTGGCCTTGACATCAGCCCACTCAGGTCGGGAAAGGCGAGCCGGCAGGCATTCTTGAGGGCGCTTTTATGCGCCATCCACGGCCCGAAGCGTTTCCAAAACACATTCGGTTGATTGCCGGCCCCCGTCGTCTGCCAGCCTTCTTTGTCAATTTCAAAGCGGTACGGTGCCGGCCGGTCTTTCACCGTCACCGTTGCCCAGCCTCCGAGCAAGGTCTCATCCGTGTGAAGAAAGATGCCGCGCTTTTTCACCCGCAACCGGGCAGCAATGCCTTTTGGTTCGAGCGCCTTCCCCTCGACAAAGTCCGCCATCAGCTTTTGCCGTAACTCTGGCGCAATCAGGTAGTCGTCGAGTCCGCCCAGAATAGACTCTTTGATGCGCTGCAGCGCGACCTCGACGATGATCCCGCCATCATGACCGAGGAAGCGGCTGTTCGCCTCCACCCGCTTGAACCAGGCATCCTTGCTGACCTGGATCACAAGTTGTCCACTGATAACGGAAAAATAGGCTTCGCCGCTGTAGGGATCAATTTTGTTATGTGCGCACCAGCCGAGGGCATAGCGCGCTTGATCTTCGGAAGCCTCCCGGCACAGCATCCGTTGAAAAATCTTCACGGACAGGTCAACCTGCTGGCCGTCAAAACTCTGATAGCGCACCTCGACCGGCACGACTGCCTGCGGGTTCATAGGCTGTTCTGCTCGGGGAGGTGCAGCCCGTGCCGCCTCGGGCCGTGGGGCCTCAGCCTGGGCCGCCCCTGGCCGGGCCGCCTCAGGCTGCGGGGCCGCCGGGCGGGGTGATTCTGCCCGCTCCTTCTGCGGGGGGAGTTGCAAGGCAGGCCCCGCCCAGCGGGCAGTGCGCACTAGTTCCGCCAGTCGTTGTTGACGCTCCTGCGGCCGTAAGATCTCTTTCTCACCGCATTCCAGGCAGCGGATAACCGTTTGATTTTTATCAACAAAATCAAAGCGGCAGGCTTTTTCACAAACGTCCATGTGTCCTCCTTCGGCTCGGCTGAGCCGGATAGAATAAGATAATTGTTCATATCATGAAATGGGCCGCTTGAATAGATACTTTCTCTATGATAACACCAGAAACTATGAGAAGAACACCGACACCGAAGGAACCGAAACATATCGTGCGCCACATCATCCTGCCCCTGACCCCGGAAGGGGAAATCCTATGGCGACGCATCCGCATGCGCGCGGCCGAGGAGGGAGTGAACATTCCCGTGGTCATCATTGAAGCCCTCGAAGCCTGGGTGAGTCAGCCCTCACGGAAACCCCTCCCGCCGCTAGAGCCCAGCAGCCTGCGGCCGCGCTGAAGGACCCGCCGCCCGGCGGCGGGCAGACTGTGCTACCACGGTCGCTACCTGCTGCCGGCGTTGCTCTTCGGCACGGCGGAGCTGCTGCACGGCGGCCCGCAACCGCCCCGCATCTTGCCCGACGGCCTCGCAGATGCGGACGTAGGAGCAAAAGTAACTCCGGCTGTCAGACTCGATCCACTCCCAGGCTTCGCGCTGCGCTGCCGTTCGTTCCCGCTTATGCACGAGACGCGGCAAGACGCACAGCAAGGCATCGATCAGGATTGCCCATAGGAGATGGATTTCTGGGGACTCCTGCCGGCGGCTCTCGACCTGACTCGGCTCGATCCCTTCGGCCGCGAAGAGGTGCTCTACCGCGGCATGCTCGGCCGCACTCCAGCCAAAAAAGGCGGCGAACCCGCGCTCGATGGCTGCCTGCTGTTGGGCCCCCTGGCCGGCTAACCGCCGCCGTTGTTGGTGATTGGTGCGAAAAGGCCTGCGCCCGTGCGTCGGCACTGCCGGAGAAAATTGGTGCAGCATCTCCCCCCCAGCCCGGAAACAGAGG